ACTTTGGCTTAACAAAAGGTTACATAGATAATACAAGAGGTGAACTAGAAGATAGAGGATTAGATAGGACATGGTATCCATTATCCTTTACTTTAAAATCTAAAAACAATATGGCACATATATTTGAACAATATGTGCATTCAGGTAATTTATTTTTAATTAATGATTCTAGACAAAGGCAACAAATTCTTTCTGTAAATAATGAACTAAAAGCCCCAGAGACTCCAATGGGTCACGGAGATGCCTTCTTTTCTATAGCAATGGCATTACAAGCAGCTTATGAAACAGGTATATATAACATGCAAGCTGTAGGTGATTTACAAGAGTTTGTACATGAAGTAGAGCCATCTTTAAAATATCAAAATATTGATAAAAATAAGCCAGAAAAGTTAATCGATTTTGATAAAAACGTGTATAATGATAATAGCAAAAACTTACAAGCTCCCAATCCAGATTGTACAGAGGACTTCTGCGGTCCCTCATTATGGGTGCCTGCTAGGGGTTTGTGCCTTTATTGTAATTATAAAAAATCATAGAAACCATAGGAGGTTTATTTTGGTCACGTTAACACAACAAGCAGAAACAGTCGCGTCAAAAAGATATTATTTAAAAGACGAATCAGGTGAACCTGAAGAAAACGCAAATACATTATTAGAAAGAGTAGCTAAAGCTATTGCAGTATCTGAAAAATTATATGGTAAGTCAGATGCTGATATGGAATTAACTTCAAAAGAATTTTATGACATGATGGTTTCATTAAATTTTATACCTAACTCTCCAACCCTTATGAATGCAGGAACAGAACAGGGTACATTGTCTGCCTGTTTCGTACTACCTTTAGAAGATAGTATGGAAGATATAATGAAAGCTGCTCACGATATAGCTATGGTACAAAAGTTTGGTGGTGGGACAGGATTTGCTTTAAGTCAATTACGACCCAAGGGTGACAAGATAAAGACTACACATGGTATTGCGTGTGGTCCAATACAAGTATTACAGACACTATCTAGAGTGTCGTCTATGATTACACAAGGCGGTAAAAGAGATGGGGCAAACATGGCAGTGATGTCAGTATATCATCCAGACATATTAGATTTTATTGATTGCAAAAAAGTAGAGGGTGACATACATAACTTTAATATATCAGTAGGTGTAGACTCTAACTTTATGAAAGCTGTAGAAGCTAATCTTAACTACCCACTAATTAATCCGAAGAGTAAACAAGTAGTTGGCGAATTAAATGCGAAAGAAGTATTTGATAAAATGGTATATGGTGCATGGAGAAATGGTGAACCGGGTATGATTTTCTTGGACGAAGTAAACAAAGACAACCATGTAAAATCTGAATACGGCGAAATGATTGCTACTAATCCGTGTGGAGAACAACCATTGTTAGGGAATGAATCTTGTAACTTAGGGTCAATTAATTTAGCTAACTTTGTAGAGAAGACAGAAATAAGACCTTATATTAAATGGGATGAACTAAGAAACACAATTAAAACGTCTACTAGATTTTTAGATAACGTGATTGATGCAAACAAATATGCGACTCCAGAAATAGAAAAAATGACTAAAGCTACAAGAAAAATAGGTTTAGGTATTATGGGATTTGCAGATATGCTTACGCAACTTAGAGTTTCATATGGTTCTAAAGAAGGTAGAAAGATAGGGTC